GAGGAAGAGCAGATGCTGCAGGAAGCCCTTGGGCAGACTGGCATGGCCATTGGTGGTGATGTTACTACACCTTGGAGTCGTAAGGATTTTAAGATTACTCCAATGCTTACTGGGGAACAGATCAGTAATAGCGCTATTGATACTCGTAAGTATATCAATCCTACCACTGGTGAGGTTAAGACCTATAACTTCTCCGCTGATGGTACTGCTCTTGGTGCTATTGACCCTAACTTTGTCCCTTGGACACAGGAACTGGAAGACTCTGCAAAAGCAAACACTGCACCAGTTACTGCACCTGCTGTCCTGCAAGCACCAGAAGTTAGTGGTGGTGGGTCTGACAGAAATGATCCCGGAACTACTGGTGGAACTACTGGTGGAACTGCTGGTGGAGGTTCAGGGGCAAGCTCTTGGGCAGAAAAAAACTTTGATGCAATTACAACAGACCCCTACAAGTTTGGCCTTGAAGCCCTAGATGATAAACGTGGTACGTACGCAGGCAAAGGCCTAGCTCTTGCTGGTGCAGCTACAGCAAACCCAGTGATTACCCTTGCTGGTGGTGCAGTGAGTACTGGTTCTAAGGTCCAAAACATTGCGGAGGCAAAAACTGCCCTTCAAGTTATGGAGTCTCAGGGTAAGACAGGTACAAAAGAGTACACAGACCTGCAAGGAAAGATTAAAAGTGCTACTGACTCCCTCCCCGGACTTGCACAACTTGCTGTTGAAAATGAGTTCGCTGCGACTGGTAAGAAGTATATAAGCTCTCTCGACGAGCTTGCAAAAGCTAAAGTCGGCGCTACGGGTGTTACTACTCCCGGTGCTACTACTACCTCAGCAGGCGTAACTACCCCACCCCCAAAGCCCCCCGTTGAGGTACCTGCAGTGGTTGTCCCCGTTGTTGCTCCCGCTGCACCAACAACGACAGTACAAGATCGTGGTGTTACTTACACGCAAACAGTTGCACCTACAGTGGACAACAGTGGTAGCAAGAATGGTGATCTGTTCTCTTCCCGCTCGACCACTGGCAGCACTGCACCTACAAGCTCTCCACGACCTGCTGCAAACCCTCGGAGCACCTCTGTGGCCAGTTCCTCTGCAGCTAGTTCCTCTAGGCCAAGCCAGACAACCTCAGACCGTAACGCTGCTGGTGCCACTAAAGGTGCAACTAGGGGTAAGGCTAAGGGTGGCTTAGTTACTAAACCAACCAAGACGACCGCTAAAACAAAAGGTCTTGGCGGAAAACAATAAGGCTACCCAGCCACGGCTGGCCCCAACATAAAGGATGAACAATGTCTAATGTCAAACAAGTATACGTTGACCCCAACTACTCCAACCGTCGTGGGAAACAACGTATCGCTGAGGCAGAGAAGGAACTACAAGACCTGATGAAGGGTCACGTACAGGAAGCTCCAGAGGAAGAAGAGGTGGCTGTAGTGGCCATCAAGGAGGCCCCTGAGGCAGAACCTTCCGACCCAGAGGAACGGTCCTTCAAGAAGCGTTATGGTGACCTACGTCGTCATATGTCCGACAAGGAGCGTGAGTGGGAAGAAAAGTTTGAGGCACTGAAAGCCAGTGTTGGCAAGCCCCAAGTCCTCCCACCAAAGTCTGACGAAGACATCGCAGAGTGGGCCAGCAAGTACCCTGATGTTGCTGCCATTGTTGAGACTATCGCTACCAAGAAGGCAGACGAGAAGCTCTCGAAGTACCAGAATAAGTTTGAAGAGTACGAGAAGCTGACCTATGACACTGCTCGTCAGAAGGCACAGAATGCTATTCGGGAGGCTCACTCAGACTTTGATGACCTCCGTAAGTCTGATGAGTTCCATAACTGGGCAGAGGAACAGCCTAGCTGGGTACAGAATGCTCTGTATGAGAATGAAGAAGATGCTCGTGCTGTGATCCGTGTCCTAGACCTCTATAAGGTTGACAAGGGCCTCACCCCTTCTGCAAAGAAGGCAAAGACAAAAGAAGCTGCATCCTTGGTGTCCCCAAAGAACAAGGCTAATGTTGACTTTACTGAGGATGGTCAAAAGATCTACGAGTCTCAGGTAGCTAAAATGAACAGTGACATGTACGCAAGGAATGAAGATAAGATTATGGCTGCTATCCGCAGTGGTAATTTTGTGTACGATGTCTCTGGTGGTGCAAGATAACTATTGACATTATCTATTAACTCTGTATAACTAAGGACAAATAGCTGTGGCCTCTACCAAGTAGACACCCTCGGTTATTTGTCTTTCCCAAAAGTCTAAACGAGCAATAAGACTAACCTGATTAAGTACAGGCCCGTCTCACACGAAGTTGGCCGACCGACTGTGAGATGCACCCTAGAAATACTCAGCCTCTTATACGTATGTTTAGCTTCCCCCAAAGCCAAATATCATAGGAGTATTTCTCATGGCTTTCGCTTCCGCTGCAGGTTGGACTAACCTGCCCAATGGCAACTTCTCGCCAGTTATCTATTCGAAGAAAGTTCAGCTTGCTTTCCGTAAAGCAACCATTGTTGGTGACATCACTAACTCGGACTACTTCGGTGAAATCGCCAACCAAGGCGACACTGTCCGCATCATCAAAGAGCCAGAAATCTCGGTATCGGCATATGCCCGTGGTACCACGATTGCTGCTCAAGACCTGCAGGACGCAGACTTCTCGCTCGTCGTAGACAAGGCTAACTACTTTGCCTTCAAGATCGACGACATCGAAGATGCTCACTCGCATGTCAACTTCATGGACTTGGCTACCAACCGTGCGGCTTACCGCTTGGCTGACCAGCACGACCAAGAAGTTCTGGGCTACCTGTCGGGCTACAAGCAGACCACCCTGCATGACAATGCTGATGCAGTGAACACCACTGTCAACGGCACCAAGGCAGACGTTGCTGCTGGTTCGGACGAACTGTTGGCCACCAACAAGCTAATCAAAAGCTCGTTCGGCAACATCACCACCGTGTCGGCTGGCGACCACTCGATCCCAGTTGCTGCTCGTCTGCCCGGTGCAGTCTCGCTGCCAACCGAGTACGTCTCGCCTGTCATGCTGATTAACCGTATGGCTCGTCTGCTTGACCAGAAGAACGTGGACAAGGCAAACCGTTGGGTTGTTATCGACCCAGTGATGATGGAAGTCCTCATGGACGAAGACTCCCGCTTCCTGAACGGCGACTATGGTGACTCGGGCGCACTGCGTAACGGTCTGGTTCTGTCGAACTGGAACGGCTTCCGTGTGTACGTCTCGAACAACCTGCCTTCGATTGGTACTGGCGCTGGCACCACTGGTGTTGCAAACCAGAACACCGACTACGGTGTGATCGTTGCTGGCCACGACTCGGCTGTTGCTACTGCAGAGCAGATCAACAAGACCGAAACCTACCGTGACCCAGACTCGTTCGCTGACGTTATCCGTGGTATGCACCTGTATGGCCGCAAGATCCTGCGTCCTGAGGCACTGGTTACGGCTAAGTACAACCTCGCTTAAGGTTGCATAGAACTTTGGGGTATCCTCTTAACGGAGGGTACCCTTCACTGTTACTGGGTTTAACCCTGAAAGATAGTATACAATGGGCAGTACCTTTCTAACTCTTGTGAATAAAGTCCTCGTTCGTATGAATGAAGTGCAACTTGACCTCGCAGGGGACGGGTTTGATTCTGTTCGTAACGTACAAGCACTTGCCAAGGAAGCTGTAAATACTAGCGTAAGACTTATTCTGCAGGACGGTCAAGAGTGGCCATTCCTGAAACAGACTAAGCTGCAGGCACTCTCCGCTGGTGTACGTACCTATAGTTTCCCAACTGACTTCAGCGTAGTAGACTGGGATACCTTCTACTTGAAGCGCCTGTCAGCTAAAGAAAATACCCCCACACCCCTGACAACGATCTCCTACGAGGGCTACATTAAGCAGCACCGTAGCACTGATGATCTTGGCAGTGCCACTGGCTCCGGTGCACCACAGTTTGTGTATCAAACCTTTGAAGACAAGTTTGGTGTAACCCCTGTACCAGATGCTGCATACGAAGTAGAATATGTGTACTGGTCTGTCCCTAATGACATGACTGCGTACAATGAAGTCTGCATTATCCCTTCCCGATTTGACCACGTTATTCTTGAGGGTGCCCTCATGGCCATGATGCGATTCCGCAGCAATGAGCAGAGTGCAGTCTCCCACCAGAACAACTTTAATAGCAGCCTCAAGGCTATGCGTCGGGTTCTGTTGGATGAGGCCCCAGTGCTTCGTTCGACTGTAATTAACAGGTCTTCTGTACATGCCAGATAACTTAGCCTCTGCTAAAATCTTTTGTCAGGGTGGTCTTAGTACAAGTAGGGATGTTCTGTCTCAGGGTGAAAACTCCCCGGGAAGTGCCATCTCTCTTGTAAACTATGAGCCTGCTGTCACTGGTGGCTACCGTAAGATCAGTGGCTATACAAATGCCTATGGCACTGTTCCGGGCACCGGAGACGTTCTTGGCGTAGCCATTGTCAATGGTGTGCATGATGGCATCCTAGCCTGCCGTACTCCTGCTGCAGGGTCTGACTACCTGCACTACTGGGACGTAGCCACAAGTGCATGGGTTACTGTTGCCACTGTAGGCTCCCCGACAATGACTGGTGTTGCTAAGGTACGCTTCACTCGGTACAACTGGGGCTACCCTGAGGTTATGCTTACTGATGGGGTAAACCCAGCAGCAGTGTATGATGGTACAACCTACACCCAGATCACACATGCTAACGCCCCAGCGGCACCAAAGTATTCCTGTGTCTTCCGTAACCACATGTTCCTTGCGGGTGATGCAACAGAGCCTACAAACCTTTACTTCAGTGCACCATACTCTGAGTATGACTATGGTCCTGCAAATGGTGCTGGTGTTATCAACGTAGGCTTCCCCATTGTGCAGGTTAAGGCTTTCCGTAACGAGCTTTACATCTTTGGCTCTAACAGCATTAAGAAGTTGATTGGTGAGAATGTCGCCAACTTTGTCCTTGAGCAGGTTACTAATGACCTTGGTTGCCTTGCCTCTGACAGTGTTATCGAAGTTGGTGGTGACCTACTCTTCCTGTCGCAGGATGGTCTTCGTCCTATCTCTGGCACAGACAAGATTGGTGACGTAAACCTTGAGACCGTCTCAAAGGATATTCAGTCAATCTTTACTGACGTTGTTTTTGACATTGACCTAGAAGGCCTGAATGCTGTCATCGTCAGACAGAAGACACAATTCAGATACTTCTTCAAAGCAGCAGACTCTCAGGGGATCATTGGCGGGTTTAGGCCTGCACAGAATGGACTCTCTTTTGAGTATGGTCAGTTGCTTGGTATTGAGGCTACTTGTGCAGACAGTGGGTATCTTGGACAGTATGAGTTTGTGATTCATGGGGACTCTGCAGGAAGAGTTCACCGCCAAGAGTCTGGCAACAGCTTTAATGGTGACCCAATCTTTAGCCTGTACCAGACCCCCTACCTACACATGGAAGACCCAGAGCTTCGGAAGATTTTCTACAGTGTAAGTACCTACATGCGGTCCGAGGGTGACAACTCTATTGTTATGTCTGCTGTGTATGACTACGAAGACTTCAACACACTAAGCCCCAGC